TCATGAAGTTGCCGCACTTTTTAAATTCCTTCTCAGCTCAATCTCATTTTCATGTGCCAGAAACGTGACAGAGCCTACGAATTTGTTTAAATGTTCAGCACTCAGATGTGCGTATTTTTTCACCATCTCAAGCGTTTCCCATCCCCCCATCTCCTTCAGCATCATCAGGGGTGTTCCGTTCTGGATATGCCAGCTTGCCCAGGTATGTCGCAAATCATGAAATCTGAAATCCGTGATTTGAGAAATCTCAAGAGCCCTGGAAAATTCAGCCCTGTCGATATCGGTTAGTCTCTGACCATCTACCGTGAAAACGAATTCGCATGACATATCGCATTCTCGTAAAATGCATATCGCCTCATCGTTAAGAGGAAGAGGGCGGGCGCGTCCTGATTTCGCATTTTCTGCCGTGACAATGGCGTTCTTGTTTTCCATGTCCACGTTTTCCCATGTCAGAGAAAGAATCTCTCCTCGCCTTGCTCCGGTAAGTAAGGCGAAGGAGACAATTCTTCTCATCACATCAGACTGCATCGCATCAATCAGGTTTCTTGCCTGCCACTTTCTTATCCATCGAACGCGTACCTTTGGCTCCCTCAACTCAGGGACATAGGGCCGATGCGTTATCCATCCATGTTTTAAGGCCAGAGAAAACGCCCTGACGATAAACGCCCGGTAGCGATTAATCGTACCGTTCTCAAGACGCTTTCTGGATTTATGCTGAGAATGCGTCGGCATTTTCCGGGCAATTTCATCACCCTTAATCCCGGTGATATTCCTTCCCCTGAACACTGACAACCAGTACTTGGCATACCCTTTCTTGGTGTCGTACAGCGCCTGTCCTTCTGCATCCTTAAGCGCCAACACGACGATTTCTTCAAACAGATGTTCCCGCTGTTTCTCTAAGCGGGTCATCTCCCACAACTCATGTTTTATCTTGTCGTGGTACTCCTGAGCCTTTGCTTTCTCTTCGGTGCCAGCAGAGCGTCTAATTCTCGATCCGTCTGGAGCTGAGATATCAACCCAGTAGTTTTTCCCTCTCTTGTAGATCGGCATTTCTTTGACTCCTCACCGACCACAGCCAGCCGGAAGACATTGTTAGGTGTTCTGGAGAATTTTTCCACGCTTTCTTCATTGGCCCGCCATGACCCTCCGACCTTGAACATGTGGTAGCGAGCCGGATTGCGGTAGATAGTGCTGGGCGATACATTTATTCTCTCTGCGAACTCAGCCACTTTCAGAAAGGGTTTTTCGCTTCCCATTGGTTATCTCCAGGCAATAAAAAAGCCGCTGGTCTGCGGCTTTTAAAGAATCGGAACGTGCTTTTTTAATCGGATACTTCTCGCGGCCATCCACCACACATAGTGCCTCCATACCAAACCAAAAGCCGGCGCGCATTTTTCGCCATTGAACTCGTCTATTTCGCAGAAAAAAGGCCCGTTTGCTAACCACAAGCGATAACCGTTTCTTTCTGCGGTATAAATTTCTCCACCTATCACGTTTACTATGCCATCCCATTCACCGCTTTGAATTTGGCGAACTACAGCCTTGGCGTTCTTAAATTTCAATATGAAGCCAGATATAAAGAACATCATTTCCTCCAGGCAAAAAGAAACCCGCCGAAGCGGGCTGTATTCGTTGCTGATTCAGGCATCACTCACCGCCCGGTTTCATCTTGCGAATCTCAAAAGGATGAACAGGGACGGCTTTCATTTCGCCATCATCCAGCGCGGTAAGCTGTGCAGAAACCAGTTTGGCTTCCCACTCGTTCAGAACGCGAAGATAACCCTGACCGGTTGCTGCGTCGGTGAATACCAGCGCCGCGTTAGTCAACTCTACGGTGTGCATTATTCAGCCTCCTGCTGCGGTGCGGCAGTACGCATAGCTTCGTCTATAGCCTGCCGGACTGACATAACCGGATAATTGCTGTCATTAAGCATCATGGCGTTGCGCTGGAAATTCGCGTCAAATTTCCACCCGTATGCAGTACCGTAATATTCGTTAAGCCTTTTGTTCTGCGCGTCCAGCCAATCAAGTCGGCGCGTATCATCGCGCAACGTGTAAGGATGACTTACAGGTTCCTGCTGCTCTGCCTGTACTGCTGGCGCTGCGGTGGCGGCGAGACATGCGCGAAAAGCAGACATAACCGCCAGTACGCCGCGATTCCATGCATGCTCGTCAATAGCGTCTGACTTCCGGCATATATCAATCGCTGCATCGAATATCGCGGATTCATCCGGCACGCTCGCAACCTGCGGGGCTGCGTAGAGCGGGATTTGTGATAGCTCGTATTCGGCGATATCTTTATCGCTGTAGCTTTTAATCGAATGAGGCGATAGGCTGCCACTAAACCCATTTTGCCGGTCATCTCTGTCCTGAATTAGATACGCCACAGGCTCAGCGGCGGCGCGGTACTGCTTTATCTCTGCGGCCATCGCTATTTCGTGCGAAGTCGGTTCAACGCCCTCGATACATCCAGCGAGGATTTCGTCGATAGTTGCGTCTGATACGCGTTCGTTGATTGTCATTGCGCACGCTCCGCTTTATTCCGCAGCCAAATACACACAGCGCCGTCTTCAGTGTCGTGAATGGAACCAACAAACCAGCCATCCCCTGCTGGCGATTCAGGCTCCCATTCTGAAATGTCGTAACCATCAACATTGGGGTCAATGTCGCTCTCATCGCGGTACTCGACTGTCCATTCCAGACCGTTTTCGCTCATCCATGCGTTAAATTCCTCGGTCGGAACATACTCGCGACCATCGCAAAACGCATCGTAAACCGGGTGCGTCCAGTAGCCGTACTGGTCACGTTCTACTGGTAATTCTGTAATTTGATTGTTCATCGTTAGCCCTCCACCGTTAAATTGATGCCAGCAGACACGCACTCATCTACGTAATGGTAGATATTTTCTGCATCAGTAATTCTGTCTGCAAAGTCGTGCGCTTCGCGGTTACTAGTTGTTGTGTAAACAACAACGCGGTCATGCTCTCGAACTACAACCCAGGCACCTTTGTCGTATGATCTCCTTTCCTGAATCATGTTTATTCCTCACCGTTCAGGCGCTTAAATTCGTCAATGGCTGCGTTAAATCCAACCGTTTCATAAAACTGCTTAGTGTGCATGTCGGGCGAACATTTATACTCAGGCAGCTTCACAGTGACCGTCCGCGCTTCCAGTTCAGTGATGCGCGACTTAATCTCGTCAATAGCTACCAAAATAGATTCGTTATCGCCTGCGCAGCCCAACGCTTCGGCGTACTCTCGTTGAACCTGGTCGGCACTTTTACAGACGAAATTCAGCTCAGCGATGCGCTTATCTTTCCGCTCCAGTTCATCAAGCAGCGCCAGCGCTACGGCATGGTGAAACGCGGCGATAAACTCAGCATTAGCCTGTTGTTCGCTCTGGAAATCCTCGTCATAGCCACCATCAGGATGAGCACCTTCAATGACACAAATTGGAATGAATCCTTCCACTTCGCGGTCGATGGTTGCGCTATCTGAATCGCAGGGAAACGATAACTCCCATCGCCCGCATGTAGCCCGTTCCGCCACTTCGCGCAGTTGCGCCCGTTGTTCTGCTGTCATGGTCATGCTGCACCACCTTTGCTTTCTGCCAGCACCAGGCGCCCATCACAAAGCGCCGCGATGATTTCCTGATACTCCCACCCGTAGCACATGCTTTCGACGTAAACGCGAAGTGGTGGATAGTCATGTTGTTTACGGCGAATAAACGCCTCTGCTGCCTCTCTGGTCAGGTGGGCATTAACGTGCCGCCACTCCTTTTTGATTCCGCATACAGTGTGATCATCAAGATCAGCCAACACTTGCCACTGCTCATCTTCTTCGCAATCAAGGAAGTCATGCTCACATAAACTTTGTGCCTGGCTGTTGAGTTCGCTTCGTTCATCCTCGTCGGCGTCCTCCCAATACGCTTGCGGTGAATCCCATTCACAGCCATCGAAATGGACGATTTTCGATTCACAGTATTCATCGTCTAGGCCGTATATTTTCGATTGCTGCTGAACCATAAAAATCGGGTCTGCGGTGTGATGCCAATTAACCCCATCACCGAGATGGTGATATTTCAACCGCGAAATGAAATCATCGAACGTTTGAGGGGTCAGTTTTGCCCCATTCGCCAAAGTGCTCATACCTTGCTCCCGCGAAGCTGTGCTGCGGCATTGGCAGCAATTTGGATGCACTCGTCTACGATGTCCCGTGATGATTCGGGGAATTCTTCATAGCAAGCCCGTAAATTGGTTTCGACCCGAGTCGCGCCCACCGCCCGCTGTTCGTTCACCCATGCGTCCGTGTTGGGGGTTTCATCTGCTACGGTATCGCAACGCATATGCAGATAGCCTTCATTGGTTGGCCTGATTGCGTTTCGTATCCCTGCTATGAAGTACCGCTGACATTCCCCAATCACACTCTTCAGCGCCGCATTCTCAGCGCATACATCGTTTAACTTCGCCGTCAGCGCTTCACTACGCGCACTCTGCACGTCCAGCGCCGATGCAAGCTTGGTCACCATCTTCGCAATCGTGATGATCGGCGTGTCGTCACTCATAGCCGCCGCAAATTCATGCCCGGCGCGTACCAGGTGTTTGTTGTTATCTGTCATTTCCGCGCTCCTTTAATCATCAGGCTGATGTACTTGTTCTCGTTTACGCTGGGAAAACTGTGGCGTTTGAGTAACTCCGATTTGTCTGGCATAGGCTTTACTCTGTGGCGGGCTACTAATTCGTTAGGGGATATATCAGGGTTGTATTGACCAATCATGATGAGTAACCTTCTTTAAGCCGGTAAACGACGCCTCCAAGCGCCCCGTCTCCCCATGGCTCCTTATCCAGTTGGTCCATGATGGTCTTGAGTGTTACCGGGTGGATGATGTGATACTGGTATTCCAGTAGCGTTGACCAGCCTGCGTAATAGGGGTCTATTTCGTTCAGAGACATTTCGTAAATACCGGAGCCGGATGCCACGTCCGTAAGGTCACCCATCCATCTCCATGACTCTGTAATATGGTTGCGGCTATCCCGCCGTAGGCAGGCTAATACCTGCTGAGGTGTGAGCATTTTTGACTCCGGTTATTTATTTAGACTGCGTGTATAGCGTGGCGAGGGAAGGGGAGTCCGACAGGTGCAAATGGGATGTCATCATCGAAATCCATAGGCGGCTCGCTGGATTGAGCCGGTCGCTGTTGTTGCCGTGTTTGCTGGCGAGGCGCATCATTGCCGGGAGTGCCGCGCGGCGGTAAATCGATATCCCGCACCAGAATGGTCGGCGTCTGCGCCTGTGTACCGTCCTGACGAGTCCATTCCTCAACGAGAAACTCACCTGACACAGTAACCTTCGCACCTTTCACAATTGCAGCGGACAGCTTCTCGGCCATCGCGCCAAACATTTTGCAGTTCAGCCAGGAGGTTTTTTCGTTGTCTCCAAACCCGGTCTTAGCTGGCAGGGAGAAAGAGGCAATATGCTTTCCATTTGGCGTGACGCGGAGCACCGCGTCTTTACCAACATTGCCGGATATAGTGATTGTATTAATTGCCATTTATGCCGCCTGTTTTAGTTCTGTGCCACGTGTTTTGAATACATCAACGCACTTCTGCTGATGTTCGGGGAACTTAGCCAGGGCATTCCACGCAGGCTTGTAAATGCCTTTCAGTTCTTCAATGGTTCCGCAGTCTGCGGCCAGCGCGGAAAAGTCGGCCAGGATGTCGTCAGGAGAACGCGCAGCCACTTCGTGTGTTTCTGCATCCGGATCGACTGCTGTCTGTTCTGTCGGAATGCAGAATGCCTGAAATGCAGCGTATTTGTAGGCGATAGACATCGCTTTATTTGTGGCCTTATCGCCGCTATCCATGGCCTCGCCGTAAGTGATAACGGTGTGCTTACTTCCATCTTCGGTGGCTACAAAATCGAACTCAGCTTTAACGACAACGTAAAACAACACGCCGCCTTTTTGTGTTGTACGCTCAGTTACCGTGCGCTCTGTAATTCGTGGCAGAATAACCAGTCCGTGTTTAGCGAGCATTGGAGCCAGTGCGTTATATACCTGGTCGATTCCACGGAAGTTAAATCCTTGCTGGCGGTTTTCCCTGTCCTTACTAATTCCCTGCTCAGCCATATCCCTGGCTACTGCGCTTATTGCCTTGTAAACAATCATGTGAAGTCTCCTGCAAACTCTGCCCATGTAATCGGCGGATTATTTCGTTCCGCTGCCAGATTGATTTGCTGCTCTACTTCTTCCTCAATTTCGGTAGAAATAAGCGCAATAAATTCTTCATCGTTAAAGTCATGCAGCATGGGTTTTATTCCAGTCGTCATTCTGAATATCGTGCCAGCCCATCGCTATTTCCCATGCCCACGAATAGGCAGACTTCAGGCCTTCCTGAGTGTCGGGGAATGACGCTTCGTAGAGCTTGTTAAAGTCACGATTACCTTGCTGAACCAGTACGGTTCCGTTAACGGGTAAAATGGTCATGGGCAGGCACTCCGGGCTGAGATAATGTGTCCTTCAGCCGCAGCATTGCGGCGCGGATAAGCTGGCGAACTTTGCGGTGTAATTCAGATTCAGGCGGGTAATAAGCGGACATGACGCCGCTACCCGCGAGCTGTAAGTGCATCATGGGGTAGGTTCCTTTGGTTGTGTGATTGCATGTGGCTAATGGCTGATTAACCATTACTCAGATGCAGATATGAAAAAGCCGCACTCAGGCGGCTATCGGTAATGGGAGAAAACCCAAACTTTAACGTCTGGCTTCTCGATGCAGAACTGCGCTGAAATGAGGTTAGCAATGAGCTCCTTTTCAAGATTTGATATGTCAGGCGATACTGGCTCGTTGAAGTGTTCATAATTCTGCGTTTTAGCCAGTACACGACCAATGAATGTGTAATTACCATTCATTCCATCATCAATTACGCACAAGCCGTTGTGGTGATGAATGCCTTTAAAAGCGCTATCAAGATAAGGTTCAAGCTTTTCGAATGCTGCGTCATCATCGCATTCGCTAAACGGCAACTTTACGCCGCAAAGTACATAGGTATTAACCTGCACACTCATTATTTCCTCCAGGCAAAAAGAAGCCGCCCTGACTGCGAGCGGCAAATAAACATCAAGGGATGATTGAGGGTATCCACATAGCTAACTCAGGGAATTAGCTATCGGGAATTACTCGGTTGGCGGTTCAGGTAATGGCATCCAGTGTGTAATATCAAACACCTCCCAAGGCTGACCGTCATTATTAGGGTCATCCCAATACTTAAAGGCTTCATATGTTTCTTCATGAGACGGAAAATCCCATCTAATTTCTCCAATTCTGATGACGCCGTTATTCATTATCAGTACAGGTATTTCAGCGTCAGGCATCCGCTCACTACATTTAATCCACTCCATATCCCTCACCTCTGTTAACGTTGCTAATAAAAAAGGCCGCTAATTTGCGACCTTATTCGGCGATAATCTTTCCGTGCTTCAGGATGCTGTCTATCATCCAGTCGTAACCGCAAAATCCCTTGCTGCCTTTGATGGCCTGATTCTTGGCTTTCGCTCCCTCGACAATCCTGACGCTGACATTTGCACCCCAGCCATCACCAAAGTTGTAATAGTGGTTAGCTCCGTCTTTCACGTTTGGATTGCCCTTCGCAGGAAGCTGTCTGTGCTTCACATACTTATCCATCGCACCAGACCATCCGCCATTCCATGAGCCACGGTTAGGCATCGACAGTTCGAAAATTGCATATTGGGTCATTCCATTACCTCGCTGTAATTGGCTATTAAAAAGGCCGCCTATTTAGCAGCCTTGTTCAATTTCTTCATCACACGCCTGTGGTTGCGTGAACTTTTATTCCTCAGCCCACTCCATACATGCATGAGCAAATCCCGCTGCTTACCGTTGTCGTTCATGGTCACCTCAAATAAGTGGCTTGCTGGATAACTTCATCTTCTGCACCGCATGTATTTTGTTACCGAACGGGTTAGCGTCACGGTAATAGGTGCGGTTCTGTTTAATCGTTACTTCCTGCTCTGGCTTTTCCCGTACTGCAATAAGCGAAGTGGCTTTCAGTACACGGTTAGAACAGTCTTCTGACAGACGTGAAAATGCACGGTCTATCTTCTTGGCTAACTGTTGGTTGTCGCGCTTTTCCTGTTGATGACGGATAGCGCGGAGTAATTTCTTGTGCTCACGATTGGTCATGATTGCCTCCTGAAATGGCTTTGGTGGTTTGGCGATTACCGAGCACTCAGATGCTTCTATCAGCTATCGGTTGGGCATCACGATCGCACTGCGATTCGATGTGCTTATTCACTGGAGCTTTTGCTCACCAAACCCCAAACCCATCTCGTTTGGTATTGTTGGGCCGAAACAGCCCCTGTATTGTTAAAGAGCATTCACCGTCCTGGTGAGTAGTGCGTCCTGCTGATGGGGTAAAGATATGCGTTATGCGCAAATGCGTCAAGCGCATATTTATAAATGTGGGTAGATTTTTGACACAAATTACATATGCGTTTGAATGTAATGGAAATATATTTTTTGAGGCTTTAATAAGCGGCTTTGCAATGAGCACAAAAAAGCCCGCATAAGCGGGCAGGTAGGGTGGGGGGGAGTTAACCGTGGCGTCTGTATTGCTGTGACTGACTCAGCATCACACGTCCAGCAACGTGAAGCATAGGTGCTTCTTCACTAGATATTGACCACTCACGATATTTTGGGTTGTCAGAGATGACATATAAGTCAGATTTTACTTTCTGAAGACGCTTAACATACATGTCGCCATTAAAGTCGAACACGTAAATCCCATCCCCATCAAAATAGCTGACACTGACATCCACGAAAATCAGATCGCCTGGCTCAATGGTTCCTTGCATGCTATCGCCGCGAACGTTGATAAGCTTCACTGAAGACTCCGGTCGGTTACCAAAAATGAGCTTTGCCTGATCTGCTACATATTCAATTGAACGGATAACTTCAACTATATCTTTCGACGGAGAGCCATCGCCTGCGCTGGCGGAAACATCAAGTACGTCAACCCTATACACATCCTCCCTCCCTTCTTTTGTGAGTGAATTAATACTGTATATTCCCACAGTATCACTAACAATATTAGAAGAGAATAGTTCAGAAACAGGAACCTCAAGAGCGGTCGCAATTTTTTTTATAAGCGCGTCACTATAGCCCTGAAGTCCTCTTTCAAGGCGCGAGAGATTACCGACATCGCTATCCGCTAGCGTCGCCAGTTGATTGAGTGTGATTTTCTTCGCCTTACGGATTTGGCGGATTTTTTCCCCTACGTTCATTTCACTATTAGAAAACATTTTATGCGTTCCTCGCAAAGCGCCTTGCGCAAAATTTGCGGATGTCATATTATGCGTATAACGCATTAAGGAGGCGGTAATATGCAAACACCACTAAGAAAAATGCGTGTAGAGAAAGGTTTCACAATCTCTGATGTAGCAGCTGCCACTCAAATTGATGTTGGCAACCTGAGCCGGATCGAGCGTGGCATTCAAATCACATCTCTCGAAACGGCGGAGAAGCTCGCAAAGTTCTTCAAGCAGGAAATCTCAGAGATGCAGATTCTCTATCCGCAACGTTACATGAAAGCTGATAACGCAGCTTAAGCAACACGCTCTTTAATAACCTGCGGGCTGATTCGGCCCACTCTCACAATCGCATCAACCGATGCGACCAATTAACTATTCACTATGGAAATACTACGAAATGGAACACGCAAACAAACGCAATGAGGCGCTCCGCATTGAGAGCGCATTACTCAACAAAATCGCATTACTCGGCACTGAGAAAACAGCCGCAGCTGTCGGTGTCGATAAAGCGCAGATTAGCCGGTGGAAACGAGACTGGATACCCAAGTTCTCGATGCTTCTCGCCGTTCTGGAGTGGGGTGTTGTCGATGAAGAAATGGCACATCTCGCCCGTCAGGTTGCATCAATCCTGACAAAAGAAAAAGCCCCTAAGAACGGTGAATTCTTAGAGGCCTGATCACACTGTGTTTCGCCAACATCAGTTGAGGTAATTATGTCAAAACCATTCAGTCCTGACCAGGACAAATTACACAAAAACATTATTCGTGATCGCTACCTGTCCGGTTTCAAGCAGCCTGGTCGATTCCGGGCTGAGTGGGAAAGGGTTAAGCAATTATTCAGAGGTAAAGGTCATGAGTAACGTTCTCCGAATATCCGATTTCAGAGGGTCTCATAAGCCCATGGAGAAGCCTCAATCATCAGGGCAGGGGTTGGTATTCCTGCACCGTAAAATACGTGAATTACCGTTCTACAGGACGGATAGCGAAGCTGTACATCTCTGGGTTCATCTCATCATGGGAGTCAACCATGAGTCCGCTAACGTAACTACGGAGTTTGGTGAATATCCTGTTGGACGTGGGCAGACTATTACAGGCCGGAACACGCTGGCGCGTGAGACAGGGATTGAACCGGACAGGATTAAATACCTGCTCAACAAATTTGAGAAAATGGGCATGATCACCACGCTGGCGAACAAAAAATTCACCCTGCTGACAGTCACGAAATATGACGAATATCAGCATTTTTTTGTGCCAACAGAATTCCAACAGAGTGCCATCGCAAACCCGCATCAGGAAAGGGCTGTAGAGGAGGTTGTGCCAACAGAGTGCCAACAGAGTGCCACAAAGAATTTATTAACTAATAACTCATTAGGTAAACCTAATGAGTGTGCAACTCGCGACGGAAATCCAGAGGCTGAAAAGCAGAAACCAGCCCGGGCAAAAATATCCTGTGAAGAAGTCTGGCAATGCCTGAAAGACGAACTGCCAGAGGCAAGGGGATGGAGGGCTCTCACTGACGACCGGAAAAACATGATCCGCAACTTCTGGGGAAAGGCGAACAAGATTGCCCGCGAACTGGACGGAAAGCCTCTGGACATGGAGGGGTTTCGTGGATACCTGAAATACATCAGCGAAAACTGCCGCTGGATGCTGGAAGACCGCCCGGACCAGAAAACTGGTAAGACATGGCGACGCATGAAATTCGACAGTTTCCTGAATGCCAAGCTCTACATCGAAGTCCGGGAAGGAGACAAAGATGACCGATAGTATTTTTACCCCACCGCATAACCTTGAAGCAGAGCAAAGCGTTCTTGGCAGCCTCCTGATTGACGACGACAGCAGCGAGCGGGTCCAGAAAGTTCTTTCCATCCTGAAGCCGGAGTCATTCTACAGCCGCGCCCACCAGGTAATTTTCGAAGAAATGCGGCAGATGTACAGGGAGAACAAGCCTGTGGATGGGCTGACGCTTTACGACGCACTGGAAAGCAAAGGCCTGGCGTCTCAGGTTGGCGGCTTTGCATATCTTTCTGAACTAACCAAGGTGATGCCCAGCGCAGCTAACTCAGTCGCCTATGCCATTTCTGTACGCGAAGCAGCCATGGAGCGCTACGGAATTCAGCGGATGACCGAGGCAACAGAGCTGTTTTATGCCCGCAATGGAATGACGGCCGCACAGAAATATGAAGCCATCCAGGCGATTTTTACGCATATGGCTGAGCATGGAAGAACAGGAATACGCCGCGGTGCCCGACCGTTCATGGAAGTGATGGAGGATTGGGTAACAGAACTGGAAGGGAGATTCGATCCACGGCAACGTGCAAGGGGTTTATCAACAGGGATTGCCTCACTGGATGAAATGCTACAGCCAAAAGGACTGGTGCGTGGCTCGCTACTGGTAATCGGTGCCCGTCCCAAAATGGGTAAAACGACGCTATACAGTCAGCTGGCTATCAACTGTGCCATCAGTGAAGACCTCCCGGCTGTTCTTTTCAGTCTTGAAATGCCTGATAAGCAGATCCTCGAACGTATGGTTGGGCAATTATCTGGCTGTAACACCGATATTTTCTACCGCGGTGCTGATAATCAGTCTGAGTTTTCACACGCAAACGCCAGGGCTATGCAAATGGCAGAAAGTGGAAACCTGTTCATTGACGATACCCCCGGCGCCTCTCTGTCTCACATCTTCTCTGAGTCCCGCAGAATTAAGCGCGAAAAAGGGAAGGTTGGCATGGTGCTGGTTGATTACCTGACGCTTATGACGGCTGAAAAAGCCGACCGTAACGATCTTGCTTACGGGATGATCACGAAAGGTTTAAAGAGCCTCGCCAAGGAACTGGATTGCGTTGTTGTGTTACTCACGCAACTGAACCGTGATCTGGAGAAACGGACAAACAAACGCCCACTGCCAAGTGACTCGCGTGATACCGGACAGATTGAACAGGACTGCGACTACTGGCTTGGGATTTACAGGGAAGGGGCTTATGACGAAAACGCCAACCAAAGTGATACAGAGCTTTTGCTTCGCCTTAATCGCCATGGCAATTCTGGTGTGGTCTATTGCGAACAGCGCAATGGATCAATCTACGACACCGACCAGGTAGCCGCGGAAAACAAGCGACGCGAGCTGGAAGAAAAACCACGAAACCGCAAAGGAGGTTTTTGATGGGCATGTTCGTCATGGACTACAAAGACGCAATACTACGAGAAGATGCAATGGAATGGCTTCTTCGAAATTATTACCGGTTTCCAGACGATATCTCACCCAGCAAAGCGATGAGCGCTAACGTTTCCGATGTGATTTTTGCTGACTGGCGCTGGGTTAGAACTTTGGACGGCGAGATAGTTTTTGCTAACTGCATTCAGCCTGGAATAAGCGCAGAGGATTTCAATGAAAGGCTGAAAGAAGCCACCTGTTAACAGGGCCACTTACACAGTGGCCTTTTTATTTGAGGATAGAGATATGCGGATAACGATTAACGTTCCTGATAATGACGAGCAGGGAATGAAGTTGGCCACCGAGTGGGCCGACATGTACATCGGCAATGATAGGAGTCCCAGCCAGTCGTTTGTTGTAACAAATTCAGGCCGTTCAGCACTCATCGAGAGAAAGAAAAACGGTAACTGGTCGGTAAAGGTGGAGCCTAAGGAAGGGGATAAATCGTGAAAGTAAAAACATCAGAGCTTAGCGGTGTGCAACTTGACGTTGCAGTGGCATTAGCTCTTGAAATGACAGGCGGAGATTTACGCGTTCGAGGTGGATACGGGTGTAGTTACTACAACGGATCAGGACTGAAAACATTTAGTCCATCTACCGACTGGAGCCAGTGCGGCAACCTGATTGAAGCAGAAGGGATTGAGTTCAAATGGGTATCAGACGCAACTCTGGAAGCCCATTCGTATCTGCATGACCCTCACTATTGCTACGGTCTGACGCATCAGGAAGCCGCATGTCGCTTAATAGTCGCCTCAAAGCTTGGCGATGAGGTAGACATTCCCGATGAGCTGATGGAGGTGGGAGAGTGATAATCGACGAAAGCGAAAAATGCTGGGAATTAGAGGTAACCGCTGACAACGAATTTTTCTATCTCAGCGATGAACTAGGTATTGATGAACAGCAAGCGCGTCAGTTAATTCAAGTCCTGCAGCATTGGGTTGATGGCGGTGACGTTATTTAGCAGCCAGTCTGCTGGCATGTGGAGGGGAATATGGAAGAGTCACGGAAACAGTTTGAGGCGTGGTTTCATTCACGCTACGACCAGATATCAATGCCACCGGTAGAGCGCTCAATGCTTTTCACAAATCAGTGGGCGTCATGGCAGGCAAGCCGCGCAGCTATCGAGATTGAATTGCCGAAATACCACGACTACACAAATCAGGATACAACCAGGGCGCAGGCTGAAAAGTCAGCCTACAACTCCGGCGTATACGATAGCGCTAACGCCATCCGCGCCGCTGGAATCAAAGCGAAGGGGTGAGCATGCCAATAGTGAAATGGTTTTTGTGGCGACGATGGTTATTCAGTAAATGGACCAAAAATTTCAAAGAGCAGCCAGTTATGGGGAATCTACTTAAGACAAACTTCGCCTCATGCAGGTCATATCCAATAATTTACCGTGACATGGTGAGAATCATTAGAGGACATCATGACAAAGCAAACATACCTGCTTCGAAGCGAAGCAATCAGAAATAACGCCATAGACACAATTCTCTCATTACCACTCGACGATAAGTCACCTCACGAAATCCACGTTAAAGAGCCCAAGCGCACCAAAGCGCAGAACGACCGTCTCTGGCCGATGCTTCAGGACGTCTCGCGTCAGGTTCTCTGGCATGGACAGCGATTAGCGCCTGAAGACTGGAAAGACATTTTCACCGCGCTATGGCTGAAGACGAAGAAGCTTGAGCAGAGAATCGTACCCGGCATTGACGGCGGCGTTGTGCTGCTCGGCGTTCGTACCAGCAAAATGCGCAAGGCCAGCATGACGGAGTTAATCGAAATCATGTTCTGGTTCGGCGCTGAGCGAAACGTCAGGTGGAGTGATGATTCTCGCCGGGAATACGAATGGGCCCAACGAACAGGAAAAGCAGCATGACCGACAAATCAAATACCCCGCCAGAAGACAAAGACAGATGGCGCACCCCGCCTGAAATATTCCACGCACTGAACGCTGAGTTCTGCTTTGTGCTGGATGCCGCTGCAAGCGCTGATAACAGTCTGTGCAACCACTTCATCACCGAATATCAGGACACGCTCAAAACGCCGTGGAATGAAGTGATGCCGGATATTCCCGGATACGCCTGGCTTAATCCGCCGTACAGCAAACCTATGCCATTCGTGAAAAAGGCTGCGCAGGAAAACGCGGATCACTTCACCGGATGCGTAATGCTACTCCCGGCAGATACGTCCGTCGCATGGTTCAGGGAAGCAATAAGCACAGCCCATGAAGTGCGTTTTATCACTGGCGGCCGGCTGTCATTTCTGAACGCGACTACAGGCAAAGCGGTAAACGGAAATAACAAGGGCTCAATGCTGGTTATCTGGCACCCTTATCTCCGCTCCGGAGAATGCAGACTCACAACAGTCGAAAAAGGAAAGTTGATGGAATTTGGCAGGCGGATCATCAACCGGATAACAAAGGCGGCGGCATGACACGACGACGAAGCGTTACCCAAATCGCGATAGACAATATGATTTTCCGCGTCACCACCCGCACTAAACGCAAGCCAGAACCAAACCCATCCGACATTAAATCATTCCCGTATACCGCTCATCTCACCCAGGTGAAATGGGACCGTATGCGTGCGAGGAAAAGACATGACTGACAATGTAAATCATCCCGATCATTACACACAGGCTGGCATTGAGTGCATAGACGCCATATCTGCCGCCACCATTAACAAGCATGGTATTCAGTCCGTGTGTGTCGCTAACGTGATCAAATATCTTTGGCGCTACGAGAAAAAGAATGGGCTGGAAGATGTGAAAAAAGCCCGCTGGTATCTGGAGCGATTAGTTCTGGAACTGGAGGCCAAAAATGCTTTCTCCTGAATCCATCCGCCAGTACCAGGCCGAAAGTAATTGTCGCGCCGGATACTGCCTGCATTGCGGAACGAAGCTCGCGATGGTTGAAACCTATGTTTGCGACCAGTGCGCCATAAACCTTTATCCGGACCCCAACACCACCATGTTTGATGAGGACGAGGAAGATGGTTAGCAAATTCCATAAACACTTTACCGACGAAGAGAAGGCATACATCAGACGCGTGGCTGGCAAAGTACCGGCTGGCGTAATGGCTGAACAGATAGGTCGTAAGGAAAAGAACGTTTACAACTGGGGTCATCGCAATCGCATCAGTCTGCGAGTACCTAATCATATTATGAATAAGTACTGGAGGAGTCATGGCACTAAAACGGGACAAGTTTGATGACATATTCTCCCGGCTCGTCAGAGAGCGAACGGGATGGCAATGCGACTACTGCGGTAAAATATTTGACTCCACAGACCCATCAGAACGACAACGACTACACTGTTCCCACTTCAAATCCCGAAGACACAAAGCAACCCGATACCACCCCTATAACGCCTTTGCTCACTGCATCGGTTGCCACAGAAAGCTCGAAGAAGACCCGTACGAATTCACCTCTCACGCCCAGCTAACCTACGGCGAAATGACAATCGACCGCGTAGCGCATCTGGCATGCGTTCCTGTGCGTTTAAAGCCGTGGCAGATGGATGAGCTTTACCAGCACATGAAAAGCGAACTGAAGCGCATTGAGGAGCTCAGGCGGCAGGGTGTTATGGGGCGCATCGAGTTCACACTGCCTGACTGGTATCAGGATGGGATAACAATCCGTTTAGGGGAGGCCGCATGACCAGAGAATACGTCAAGAAAATCCATTACCCATGCGAAACAGCAGCAATATTTCAGGATGTGCTTTTCTTTATGCGAGTAAATCACTACTCGGAGCTTCTAAATCAGGCTGACCGGGCTGCTGAGTTTTATCTCGACTTCTTCCCATACGCGACGCTGGAAAATATCCGTGAAGGCATCCGCTACAGCTTTGGCGGTCTGTATCTGACCGATGACCAGTTAATTCGGGAGGCAGCATGAACATTTACGAACGAATAGACGGAAGCAATTACCGAAATATATGGGTGATTGGCGATCTGCATGGCTGCTACTCAAATCTGATGGGCCAACTCGACTCTTTGCAGTTCGATCCGGCGCAAGACCTTATTATTTCAGTGGGCGACCTGGTAGACCGTGGGGCGGAAAATGTTGAATGCCTCGACCTGATTACTCAGCCATGGTTCAGGGCGGTACGTGGAAACCATGAACAGATGATGATTGATGGACTTAGTGAATACGGGAACATAAATCACTGGCTCTGTAATGGGGGCGGATGGTTTTTCAATCTCGACTATGAAAAAGAAGTGCTGGCGAAAGCGCTGGTCCATAAAGCCGCAGAATTGCCGCTGATTATCGAGCTATCCACCAACGGTAAAACAGTCGTGGTTTGTCACGCTGATTATCCGTCTGATGAATACCAGTTCGGAAAACAAATCGATACTGAGATGGTTATCTGGAACAGGGAAAGAATCAGCAATTCTATGGATGGGATTACGCGTGAAATATCCGGCGCCGACCTGTTCATTTTCGGTCACACGCCAGCCCGCAAGCCTTATAAATACGCCAATCAACTCTATATCGATACCGGTGCCGTGTTCTGCGGAAACCTGACAATCGTCCAGGTGCAGGGGGATAAATCATGCCAGATGTAATTAATCTCCAGTCAGCACAGCAGCACCACAAAGACCGGGAGATGCTGAAGACCATCGAAGCAGCTTTGCAGTTTAACGAGGACGCAAGACTAAGACTGGAAGAGGCGAGGCGGGAACTAATCAACAGGCTGGGGATTAACAAAACGAACGGCCCGGAGGATGCAGCGTGAGGACGAGAGAGCTAAACCTAAATAAAGAACAGCATGAGTGGCTCAACGGCTGGCTTGAATTATGGGGGGCATGGGTTTACTCAGGCAGACTTGAAAAGCGCATGAGCAGCGTTATAGCTCAGTTCATGGAGAAGGTTGAGCCGTCCAGGGTAATGACGCGGCCAATGTGCAATGACGATGACGGAATGTTGATTTCTCAGGTCGTAGATTCCGTTATGCGCATCGACACAAAGGCCTTCGGTATTCTGCTCAGTTACTACTCTCACGGCTCATCCAAGAGAGCAATTGCATCGTACTATCATTCGACTGCAAAGCCACGCAAGATGTGCGGAAGAAGCGGGGAAGGGTGGAGGAAGCCATCTTTAGCCACGTGCCGGAACGAAATTGACGAAATCCTCAATGCGTCCCTTTTCGTTTTATACCAACCAATGCAAGTTGCTTTCAAAAGTCGCAAACGTGTTGGTAAAGTCAAGCATATTGCTCCTAAAGTGCTTGACAGCCAATTATCCATTTAGCCATACTTACAGGGTAAGCTGCCGTCAGTGACTCTTAAGTTGCCACGGTGGCTTTTTATTGCCTTATTCGCATCAAAACATGAGCCGAATAACTCCCTCATTCGGCTCATCAAAGCAACTCGAAGCAGAACACCAATTACCCTGGCTAATGCCGGGGTTTTTATTTTCAGGCCCGGACAATCATACCCTCATCTATCTGTCACATCGTGTCCGTGGCCTGAACCTCCTACACCCAGCACCCCGACCATTTGTCCGGAGGTGAGAGATATGCCTATGCCGTGGAAAAACCAACCTGACCTGCTATCTATGCTCGTCGCTCTGCTAATGACGACGCTCGGCGCGATTGCAAGCTACGCCAACCGAATAGTCAAAGGGGAAAGATTCTCCTGGCTGGTTTTGCTGTTGCAGGTCATCGTTTCGATATTTGCTGGCTCGCTGATGATTATGGCCGGCCTGCATTACATGTGGCCGCTGGAGGTTACTGGTGGCATCTGTGGTCTGGCTGGATGGTCTGGCCCGGCGCTGATTAAAGCGCTGGAAGCCCGGTTCCTGAGTAAAGCGGGGGATGCCAATGCAGGTAATCAATAAGCAGCGCAAGGCCTTCCTCGATATGCTGGCCTGGTCTGAAATCGGTGACAAACTGCTGAAGGCATCCGATAACGGCTACAACGTGATTGTTGGCGGATCGCTCTTTACCAGTTATGCCGACCATCCCCGCAAGCTGGTCGACCTGCCGAGACTGAAGATTAAATCCACGGCAGCCGGTCGCTATCAACTACTGGCCCGTTACTGGGATGCATACCGCAAACAGCTTGGGCTGAAAGATTTCTCACCGGCCAGCCAGGATGCCGTGGCGCTTCAGCAGATTAAAGAGCGTCGCGCGCTGGAGTTGATCGACAACGGCAATATCCGGCAGGCCATCGACCGCTGTAGCAACATCTGGGCATCGCTGCCTGGCGCGGGCTACGGTCAGTATGAGCACAAAATCGAAGACCTCCTGAAGAAATTCCGGGAGGCAGGTGGTTTCGTTGTGGAAGCGAAATCATGATTTCACTCGCTGAAGTTACTACGGTGCTGAAAAAGCTTTGGCTTCCGCTTTTGCTCACAGCTGTTCTTGGTGCTCTGGTCTGGGCGGTTAATCACTATCGCGATAATGCCGTCACCTACAAAGAGCAGCGCGATAAGGCCACTGAAAGGTTGAATCTCGCGAACGACACCATCAAAGACATGACAGTGCGCCAGCGTGACAACGCGGCACTCGACGCTAAATACACGAAGGAGCTGGCTGATGCGAATGCTGAAAATGATGCTCTGCGTAAGCGTCTCGATAATGGTGGCCGGGTGCGCGTCAAAGGAAGCTGCCCTGTGTCAGCCACAACCAAAACCTCCGGCACCTCCGGCATGGGCAATGATGCCACCGTCGAACTCTCTGACGTTGCTGGACGAAACGTTCTCGGTATTCGATCCGGAATCATCAGCGACCAAACTTCCCTGAGAACCCTGCAGGAATACATTAAAACGCAGTGCCAGAGGTAACTATTTGAAGTATTTATCGAGCGGGTCGTATTTAGGAGTTGAGCGCCATAATTTCCAGCAAATAGGTATGGAAATAAGAAATCCACACCACGCGCCCGCAGCAACGAGACGCAGGATCTTATTCAGCGTGAAATAATCTTTCAAAACTTCGGGTACTAAAGAGTATTTGTAATGGTTTAACCAGCACTCAAGGATCGCGAGAAGCGCTGTTTTGAAAAATATTATCACTGGCACAAAAACGGAAAATATAGCCATCAAAAAAACAAGCATCAAAGCCATTACTGCATAAGTACGCATACCTATCTCCTCTTAGCGCATAGAGTAACAAATAGCCTAGCTTGCCGAAAGCGTGTCTTTTGCCCCTATTACAAAGCCTGTCATCGGTGGGCTTGATCATGGGCTGTGCCTACTCGGCCAAGAGATTCTAGGTGCTGACGGGTAAGCCGTAAGTGGCTAAGCACTTCTGAGAAGCAGGGCAACAGCTGCGACAAGGAAAAGAGGTAATCATGTCCGACATCTACAACATCAAACTGACGACGAACGACGGCGGAGAGTACAAAGGCCAGATGTCACGCCGTCAGCCTGAGCTGGTTAACGGCTTTGTGCCGCTGGCGACAGAAACGGGCCAATGGCTGTATTTCGCTCCTGCCGATGTGAAACGCGTGGAGTTCACGCCGGTACCGGCAGAGCAGACCGAACAAACAACGGAGTAACCCATGGCTAACGATGACGAGCGCAGGCCATACCCGCCAGTTAACTTCATCGCCTCCGACAACTGGCAGCCATACACCAGGCTGATACCCGCCAATGAAGTGCATGAGTGGGTAAGCCGCCAAATCCTCAGCGATACCGGAAGCATCCATAACCCTGACCACGAACACCTGTTAGAGGCTGACCTCTGCTTCATGTGGGCGTCAGGCTCATTCTCGAAGAAAGGGCGCTACGTTCTCGGCCAGGCCGAGCAGGTAATGCTCCGCGCCGGTGGTTGGCAGAAAGCCAGAATGGAACAGCAGATGTATGAATGGTTCGGGCGAATCCCGAAGTTCATCATCACGCTGGCAGCTGATTACTGCTCACAATGCAGTGACCTCGAGTTCTGCGCGCTGGTAGAGCATGAGCTTTACCACATCGCCCAGGCCACCGATGATTTCGGCGCGCCGAAGTTCAACAAAGAGACCGGGCAGCCAGTGCTTACACTGCGCGGCCACGATGTCGAAGAATTCACAGGTGTCGTACGTCGATACGGTGCCAGCAAAGAAGTACAGGAGCTCGTTGATGCGGCCAATGCGCCAGCAGAAGTGGCTCACATCGATATAGCCAGGTCATGCGGGACATGCATGTTGAAGCTGGCGTAACGCTTTATTCAGATTGTCATGGAGGTAGCCTGTGGCAGCATTATCGACAGAGGTTAAAGCCTTCATCGTTCAATCACTCGCCTGCTACGAGACCCCGGTAAAAGTCATTGAGCTTGTAAAGGCTGAATACGGCATCGATGTCTCGCGGCAGCAGGTGTCGCAATATACGCCCGGCAACGCAATGGCGGCCAAGTTGAGCCAGAAGTGGATTGATCTGTTCAACGCCACCCGTAAACGATTCCAGAATGAGATCGCCGACATCCCGATCGCAAATAAAGCGTACCGGTTGCGCGTTCTCGACAGAATGGCGACCAATGCTGAAAAGATGAAGAACTACGGCATGACCTCTCAACTTATCGAGCAGGCCGCCAAAGAAATGGGCGATGCTTACACTAATCGCCAGAAAGTCGAGCATACAAGCCCTGATGGCAGCATGACTCCGCAGCCGACAATCATCCAGCTACTACCCGTTGAGCCGAAAGTATGAGTAACGCCGTTCAACTACCGATCCCCGCGAAGCTTGCGCCGCTGTTCACTGCTGAGAATAAGCGCTACCGGTGCTCGCATGGTGGGCGTGGCAGTGCCAAGACGCGCACTTTTGCGCTGATGACAGCCGTAAAGGCGTATCAGTCGATGATGAACGGAGAAAGCGGAGTGGTGCTCTGCGCGCGTGAATTCATGAACTCTCTGGAAGAGTCGAGCATGCAGGAGGTGAAACAGGCGATCCTGTCTGTCCCCTGGCTGGCTTCCAACTTTGATATCGGCGAGAAGTACATCCGCACCATCGACAAGAGCGTTAACTACGTATTCTGCGGTCTGCGGCATAACCTCGACAGCATCAAGTCGAAAGCGCGCATCCTGCTATGCTGGGTCGATGAGGCTGAATCAGTCAGCGAAATAGCATGGCAGAAGCTGAGCCCGACCGTTCGTGAGGAAGGTTCAGAGATTTGGGTGACGTGGAACCCGGAGCGCGACGGCAGCGCAACGGATAAACGTTTCCGCAAAGAAGCCGGCGACGACTGCATTACCGTTGAGATGAACTATACGGATAACCCGTGGTTCCCTGACGTGCTTGAAGGTGAGCGACAGAACGATCAGCGCCGCCTCGACCCGGCGACATACGCATGGGTGTGGGAAGGCGCTTACCTCGAAAACTCTGATAAGCAGGTGCTGGCCGGAAAATACCGGATTGCTGAGTTCTCGGACCAACTCTGGAAAGAAGCTGAGCGCCTGTTCTTCGGTGCTGACTTCGGTTTCGCTAAAGACCCGAACACTCTGGTGCGCTCGTTCATCCTGCATAACCGGCTGTATATCGAGTACGAGGCATATGGGCAGCAGACAGAGCTCGACCACATGCCAGAGCTGTACGACACTATCCCCGGATCGCGTGACTGGCCCATCAAGGCTGACTCCGCTCGACCCGAGACGATTAGCTATCTCAAGCGGCAGGGATTCAACATCTCAGCTGCTGAGAAATGGCAGGGGAGCGTTGAGGACGGGATCGCCCATCTTCGCGGCTTCGACGAAATCATTATCCATCCGCGCTGCAAGAACGTAGCGCGTGAGGCCCGCATGTGGTCGTACAAAACGGACCGCATCACCGGTGAGGTGTTACCGAAGCTCGCTGATGGTTATGAGCACTGCTGGGACGGTATTCGCTACAGCCTTGACGGACACATTAAACGTAAGGGCCAGATGGCTGGAATGATGATTCCGAAACGCCTTCGCTAACCAAACGGACAAACCATGACTGACCAATTAACTCTAGCCGTCAACCATGCGTTGAACGATGCGCGGATGGCGCGCGCCCGTATGGGGCTGATGGCACCAACGATGGGGCTGGACAATAAGCGCCATTCCGCATGGTGCGAGTATGGCTTCCCTGAGCAGGTAACCTACGAAAACCTCTATGCCCTGTACCGGCGCGGTGGCATAGCACACGGCGCAGTAGAGAAGCTGGTGGGCAAGTGCTGGCAGACGAACCCGGAAATCATCGAGGGTGATGATGCCGACGAGAGCGAAAACGAAACCGCCTGGGAAAACAAGTCAAAGCAGGTATTCAACAACCGGTTCTGGCGCTCATTTGCCGAGGCGGATCGTCGTCGCCTTGTCGGTCGTTATGCAGGCATCCTTCTGCACGTCCGCGATGAAAAAGACTGGAACCTTCCGGTTACCAAAGGGCGAGGTCTTCAGAAAATATCCGTGGCGTGGGCCGGATCGCTCACGGTGAGCGAGTGGGACACTGGCCTGAACTCGAATACGTACGGCCAACCGAAGATGTGGCAGTACGCTGAACGGTTGCCGAATGGTTCAAGTCGCCGCGTCAATATCCACCCCGATCGCGTTTTCATCCTTGGTGATTATTCTGACGATGCCATTGGGTTCCTTGAACCAGCTTATAACGCCTTTGTGAGCCTGGAGAAAGTAGAGGGTGGTTCAGGCGAATCATTCCTGAAGAACGCCGCTCGCCAATTAGCACTTAGTTTCGACAAGGAAATCAACTTTGCCAGTCTGGCATCAATGTACAACGTCAGTGTTGACGAGTTGCAGGACAGATTCAACGACGCTGCCCGTGAGATGAATCGCGGAAATGATGTGCTGCTTTCTCTCCAGGGGGCCAGCGTAACCTCCCTCGTTTCTCCGGTTTCTGACCCGTCTCCAACCTATGACGTTAACCTGCAAACAGCCGCTGCCGGGGTGGACATCCCGACGCGGATTCTGGTTGGTAACCAGCAGGCTGAGCGGTCCAGCACCGAAGACCAGAAATACTTTAATGCTCGTTGTCAGTCGCGCCGCATAGACCTCGCTTTCGAGATAGAGGACTTCTGCGACAAGCTTATTGACCTGCAAATCATCGACCCCGTCAGCCAGAAAGTAGTTATCTGGGATGACCTGAATGAACAGACCGGTACTGAGAAGCTCACTAATGCCAAGACTATGGGTGAGATTAACCAGACCATGCAGGGCAGCGGCGATGAACCCGCGTTCACCCGTGAAGAGATTCGCACGGCTGCGGGCTATGACAATGATGACGAAGAGCCGTTAGGAGAAGAGGATGGCGACGAAGAAGACGAAGCCACCGATTCTGCCGCGTAACTATCAGGATCCGACTGGGGCCGATGCGCTGGAACGCCGGGCAATGAAAGACTTCGCCAGGCGGATGAATAAGATTGGCAAAGCGTACAAATCAGCACTCAACAAAATACCTTCCTCCCTCGCAGTAAACGCCAGATACGAATACCAGATAAACCCAACGCTACTCTCCATCATCCTAAACGATGCCAGTTACCTGGTGGATCAGGTACTGATGGGGGGTAACGAGTACGACCTTTGGTTCTACGAGTACATCGATCTGGCATCAGAGAAAGGTACTGGTCAGTCATTCTACAACCTCAGCCAGCAGTCTCCTGTGTATGCCGCCGGGCGGGAGTCTCTGGCCTCCATCCTCGCAAGTGACCCGTACCAGCAACGAATGGCGCTGGTTCACGCTCGCGTATTTGAGGAGATGAAAGGGCTCAGTGCTGAGGTGAAGCGCGATATGGCGAGGGTGCTGACGGATGGTGTCGGGCGCGGGCTTAACCCGCTGGAAATCTCCAGGAACCTTACCGAGCAGACCGGCATTGAGAAGCGCAGGGCTAACCGGATAGCGCGGACTGAAGTGACCACCGCGCTGCGCCGGGCTAAGTGGGATGAAGACCAGGAGGCGAATGACCTTTACGGGCTAAAAACCCTTCTGGTTCATATCTCGGCGCTGTCACCGACAACCCGACATACCCACGCAGTGCGCCACGCCCACCTCTACACCAATGAAGAGGTCCGTGACTGGTACAGCAAAGATGGCAACTCCATCAACTGCAAATGCAGCCAGCAGTCGGTGCTGGTGGATGCGGACGGTAATCCGGAATACCCGGACACCATCACGAAACTCAAACAGGAATATAAATCGATGCAGGCGCGCGCTTACGCCTGGGCGGAGAAATAGCTATGCCTATGCAGGTCAACATCACCACGAAGGTGAACAGCCAGTCTATCCGGCGCGAAACATACAACGGGCGTGAGCATCTGGTGTTGCCGAGCTACACGCTGCCGGCGAACGTCGTCATGAATGGCGGCTTGTACACGCAAGAACAAATCGACGCCCACTATAAGGGGCTGGAAGGCACCCTGGCGCCGCTGGGCCACCCTCAGGTTAACGGTCAGTTCGTGTCTGCTTTCTCGCCAGAGGGGATTAACGCAGGCCATATCGGCGCGTGGAACCGCAACGTTAAGAAGTCCGGCAATCGCATTTACCTCGAAAAGTGGGTTGATGTGGCCCGCGCCAGTGAGTCGGAAGGTGGTAAAGAACTGCTTGAGCGAGTCGCTGCTATTGAGCGCGGTGAAGATGTTCCGCCGATTCATACCAGCGTCGCCGCATTCCTTGACCAACTCGAGCCCAACGAGCAGCAGCGTGCAACAGGCGCGGAGTGGGTTGCCGACATCCACGGCATGGACCACGACGCAATCCTGCTGCATGAAGTCGGAGCGGCCACCCCTGAGCAAGGTGTTGGCCTGATGGTCAATGCCGATCTTGCCCAGCCTCTTAAGGCCAACTCTGGCGCACTGGTGGGCGAATCCTACCGGGAGCGCGAGCAGCGTCTCGATCGCGCAGCCAAAGCGAAGTTTGCGGCGGGCGCGGATGAATACGCATGGGTTGCTGACTTCACTGACTCGCAAGCTGTAATCATCCGCAACGGCGGCACCGCTGAGGTGTTTGGCTACAAGTATGAGGGCGGCGTTATCACCTTCGACGATACCGGCACCGCAGTAGCGCGCCAGGAGTCGTGGGTGGCCGTCGTCGCCAACAAATTTAAAGCTCTATTCACACCGCAGGAACAGCCTGCACCAAACCACAAAACGGAGGGCGACATGCCTTTAACCAAAGAAGAACTGGAACAAATCGGCAGCATGATCGGCCAGGCTGTTGCGACCAATACTGAAGCGGCTATTAAGCCTCTCGCGGAAAAGGTTGATGCGCTGCAGGCCAATCAGAAGCAACTCGCGGAAACCCTGACCGCGAACTCCCGTGCCGAAGAGAAAGCAAAGCGCGAAGCGGTTGCGAAGGTCCATGGCGATATCGTCGCGAACGCTCTGTCAGGCGAAGCTCTGGACGCGATGTTCAAGTCGCTGGGCGAAGCTGCTCCGCTGGGCACCAACAATGCACAGCAGCACAAAGAAACCGGCGCACCTGCCGCTGACGAACACTTCAAGTAAGGAGCCGGAATAATGCCACGTTATCGTCGCGTTAATATCGACGGTCAGTCTCTGTACAAGACCGAAACCCGCACAACGGCCGCCGCGTTGCTTCCTGGCACCGCCGCAACCATCAACTCATCCGATAAATTCGCTCAGGCCACCGAGCTAACCGGCCGCCTGTATATCATCGATGTCGGTTATCACCAGGGTCTGACTATCACCGAATCAATCCCTGCCGGTGATTCGGCTGTCGGCAACTACGTCGAAGAAGGCCGCGAGCTGGCGCTGCGTTGCCTGCCTGGTGCGTATAAGAAAGACAGCCCGATCAAACTGGGCACAGCTGGTCAGTTCACCCTTGCCACCTCCGACACTGATTCAGTGATCGGCTACAGCCAGGATGAATACACCATCGCAGCCAGCACTACCGACTTCATTCGCGTGCGCATGCGCGTTGGCACTGTCGCCGCAGCTGGCGCGTAACAAAAGGACAAACAGATATGTACTTCTCTAAAGAGACGCTGGCGACTAACTCCCGCCTCGGCGGGCACTGGAGCGAGCTGTGGGCAAACCGTAACATGTGGAACCTGCAGAACGATTCCATCATCGCGGCTAACCGCGCAATCATGACGCCTGACATGCTGGCTTGTAACGCTGTTGGCGGTTTCTCCCGTGACTTCTGGGCTGAGATTGACAACCAGGTGCTGCAACTGCGCGATCAGGAAGTAGGCATGGAAATCGTGAACGACCTTATCGGCGTTCAGACGGTGCTGCCGGTCGGTAAAACCGCCAAGCTGTATAACGTGGTTGGCGACATCGCCGACGACGTGTCAGTAAGCATCGATGGTCAGGCACCGTTCTCCTTCGACCACACTGACTACGCTAGCGATGGCGACCCGATTCCAGTGTTCACTGCTGGTTACGGTGTTAACTGGCGTCATGCTGCTGGCCTGAACTCTGTGGGCATCGATCTGGTGCTGGACTCTCAGATGGCGAAGATGCGCAAGTTCAACCAGAAGCGCGTCAACTACTACCTGAACGGCGATTCAAAAATTCAGGTTCAGTCCTATCCGGCGCAGGGCATCAAAAACCACCGTCACACCAAGAAGATTAACCTTGGGTCTGGTGCTGGTGGCGCGAACATCGACCTGACCACCGCTGACATGACCGCGCTCTTTGCGTTCTTCGGTAAAGGCGCATTCGGCACCACCGCACGCACTAACAAAGTCGCCGCATACGATGTGATGTGGGTTTCTCCAGAAATTTGGGCAAACCTGGCTCAGCCGTATGTGGTAAACGGCGTTGTAAGCGGCACTGTACTGCAGGCGGTTCTGCCGTTCGCACCGGTGAAAGAAATCCGTATGAGCTTCGCGCTGACCGGTAACGAGTTTATCGCGTACGTTCGTCGCCGTGACGTGATCTCTCCACTGGTGGGTATGGCTGTCGGTGTTGTTCCGCTGCCGCGTCCACTGCCAAACGTTAACTACAACTTCCAGATTATGTCTGCTGAAGGCCTGCAAATCACCGCAGACGATCAGGGCCTGTCTGGCGTTGTCTACGGCGCTGACCTGGCTTAAGGAAACAGCATGGCTAAATACGAAGTTGTGCGCCCGTGGTTCGGCGTAAAGGTGGGGCAGGTGGTGGAGTTGAAAGAACTTCACCCGGCGCTGAAGTCTAACGTCCGTCTCATGAATGGTGAGGCAGGCGGAGAACTTACACCGTCGACTCCTGATGCCGGTACCGGTGAGAAATCTCGCAAAGAGATTATTCAGGGCCGCCTTACTGAGCTGGGTATTGAGTTCAAAGGCAATTTGGGCGCTGAAAAGCTCAGTGAGCTGTTGCCTGATGGCGAGCTCGAAAAGCTTTTCCCTGCTGAATAACAGCCGCCGCTAAGGCGGTTTTTTTATGCCCCGCTCCGGCGGGGTATTTCACGGAGTCGATAATGGTAACTCTCGAACAGGCGAAGGAGTATCTGGATAGCCAGGGAATTACCATTCCCGATTTTGTTCTTCAGGCTCTCGTCGACCAGGCTAACAGCATTCAGGAATGTCTCGATGCGCATTATCCGGCGTCGACCGCGCTGCTGATTCAGCTCTATCTGCTGGCGCTTATGGGGCTCGGGCAGGGAGATAAGTACATTTCCAGCCAAACAGCGCCGAGCGGGGCGTCTCGCTCGTTCCGATACCACTCTTTCACCGATCGCTGGAAAGCATCAGTGAACCTGCTGCGCGGGCTGGATAAGTACGGCTGCGCCACCTCGATGATCCCTGCCGACCCTACCGCCGCTCCGGCATTCGCTGGTATCTGGATAGGAAAAGGCGGCTGCATGTGCGGGGATAAGTGATGACGTACAAATCAGTTAAGCACGGGCTGCCGCGCTCGTTCACCCGCGTCTGGGTGATGACCAACACCGGGCGGGAGACTACTGGCTACGTGAAATCGGACGGCGAGTGGCATATCAACTGCCCGCGCATCCGGGCGACTGGCGCGAAGGTGCTGCGCTGGAAGGAGGACTGATGTCGAGCATTGCTTCGTGGTCCTACACCGCCAAGGCCACCATCTGGCGGAAATTACCAGGTAAAGATGAGTATGGAGACCCGCTTGGCTACGCTGCGCCGGTAATCATCCTCTGCGATTACGAAGGCGGCCTTAGCAAGCGTATTGGTAGCCTGGGCGCTGAAATAGTCGTGAAGAACACCGTCTGGACTGAATTTACAGATGCCGGGTCTGGAGACTACCTCCTCATAGGGGAGTCTGATAATCCAGACCCGGTGGCGGCCGGAGCTGACGAGATTCGTCAGGTTATTCGCTATGCCGACACGTTTGAGCGTCTTGCGGATGACTGGGCATTGCTGACGGGGGTGTAGCGTGGGAGTAAAGGTCAGGGGTATTCGTCAGGTATCGAGAAACATTAATCGTGTCATAGATAACATTCAGCATAGAAAAGTCGCCAGGGCCATTTATTCCGCTCTCAATATCGGGGCGTTGCAGGCGGCAGCCTATACGCCAGTCGACACTTCATTTTTGATCAACAGTCAGTTCCGGGAGTTAGTTGTAAATGGCACTCGAATGACTGGCAGGGTTGGATACTCAGCAAATTACGCTGCCTATGTTCATGATCCGTCCATACCGCAAAACTTCAGGCTCGCAAGGGCGAAGAAAGAGTTCCTCACTAAGGGCTTTGAAGAAAAACAAGGCGAAATTGACGCCGCAGTAGCCCGGGAGCTTTCGCTATGACACCAATGATGTTCGAACGGGTGAGAAACCTCTTTGTAGAGGCAGGGCTAACGGTCGGCTTCGATATCCAGTTGCTGATGTACGAAGACCCGAATGACCTGACGAAAGCCGCTATGGTTTTTCGTCCTGGTGGAGGGACTCCGATCCGCAATGACCTTGGCGCTGAGCATTATGTGATGGTTGATGTGATAGGCGCAAAGGACAAACGCGGGGCCGCAACGAATGCGGTTCAGCGAATTGTCGATTACGTTCAGGCTAATCCCATCGCAGATGATTGCGTTGGCTTTATACAGAACATGGGCGGAGTTCCGCCGCCGGTTTTAACCGAAGAGGGGAGATTAGTCTTCCGACTTCAGTTTTCATGCAATTTTGGCGATTAGCCATATCCCCCAAATAACCCGCTCCGGCGGGTTTCTTTTTATCAAAGGAGTTTTGCTATGGCTAATTGCCCTAATAGCAATGAGCGTTTGTTTGGCGGCGCTGTAGTGCTCGAAGTGGCCGATGGCTGCCCTGATGTGCTGCCGTTAGAGTCGGACTGGATGGCTCTCGCTGCCGGTACTTCGAAAGGCTGGGATTTCTCCCCCAACACCGTTACCAGCGATGCCGATGATGGTGGCGGCTACGTTGAAAGCATCATCACTAACTCGGATTTCACCATTTCTTTCGAGGGTGAAGTGCGTAAGCGTGACAAGCTGGACCAGTACGGAATTGGTAAATTCATCAGTTATTTTGCTGCCGAACTGAAAGCCCGTCGTCAGCCAGGCATCTGGGTTCGCATGGAGTACGGTCCGGTAACTTTCATTGGCTACATGGTTGTTACCGCGCTGAGCTCTGATGGTGGAACAAATGACATCGTCACTTTTTCCACTGAATTCAAAGTGGGAGACGCTTCTACTATCCAGGTTATCGAAACCGACAGTGTGGCAGTAACTGGCCTGACTCTGACACCGACAACCAGCACTGGTGCAGCAGGCGGCACAAGCACTTTCACGGTTAACGTTCTGCCAGCAGATGCCAGCAACAAAGACTTTACCGTAGCAACCACGGACGCGACTAAAGCCACTGCAACCGTATCGGGAAACACAGTGACCGTTAACCGTGTTGCAACAGGTACCGCGCAAATCATCGTGGCTACTGAAGACGGCAATAAAGTGGCAACACATACCGTTACGATCACCTGACGGTTATTACAAAGGGTGGCTGAGGCTGCCCTTGATAATAACCGCTAAACGGAATTTCCCATGATCCCACTGAAAGAGATTGGTGAATGCCTTATCACCATCGGAGACGATGAATACTTCTTCCGCCCGTCGTTTATCAACATGACCCGCATCGGGGAGCCCAGGGAGATTGTGCAGGCGTTCTATGATCTGCACCACGATGAAGTGTCTGGCGTCTTGCAGTCGGCGCTTGAGGCGTACGGGTTTATCCCTGCCTGGCTTATCCAGCACATCAAATCGACAAGCTACGGGCGCAAGGCGATGATGGCAGCCATGACGGTCCTGGAGGCGTGCTGTGACCGGGACGTGACGCCATTAATCGGTGAGATACGACCGGCCAAAGCATCAGGTAAGGCGTTCAAAATGCGTCGCGGCGCAATGGATGAGTTCGATATGCTGGCGATCGCACAGTCCCTGATCACGCACGGTATCATCGGTAAAGCTAAAGTGCGTCGGCTTCAGCGGCATGAGAGTAACGAATCAACATCGGAGTTCAACGCCTTCGAGTACATCAGCGCCGCGCGCAACCACTTTAGCATGAGCCGGGAAGAGGCGGAGAAGCTCACCATGACCGAGTTCACACAGATTCTGGCAGCCAAATACCCGGACCAGAAAGGATTCACAAAAGAAGAATACGAAGCCGTTACTGACGATTACCTTGCCCGCAAGGCGCGACGCCTGGCAAAAGAAAAACAGACCGCCCAGTAAAAGCCTTTGCGTTGCGTTGCAGGGAACCCGTGATAGGATTGAGCAATAATTTTTGATGGGGATAGGGATATGACTGAGTTCGAAAAAGAACGGCTTTATGAAACTGCGGTGAATTTTATATTTGCTTCAGGAAAGTTCGATGATGACTATCTTAAAAAAGCATTGCAAATAGGCGATGATGATTATCAGGAACTCCTTTCGAAGCTGAAAATCAATGGGGCCATAACAGAAAAGGACGCCGCTGGAAATTACTACCCAGATAAGAAATACATTCATAGCGAGTACCTTCTTAAGAAAGAGTTGATTCAGGATGGCGAAAAGGACCAAGAAAATGCAAAAAAGAAGGCAGGAAAAAAAATAGACATTGCATTCTTATGCGTGGCAGCTATCAGCTTCGTTATTATTTGCTATTACTCATCAAGAGAGATTATCTCGCTAGCTATCACAGTCCCAACTTTTATATTCGGTTTCTGGCTGGTTGATAAGGCAGGTGGCGGGGCTAAAATTGCTACCATTCTTACGGTTTGTGTATGTGTTGGGCTTTTATTCTGGGTTGATTCTCAAACTCCAATATTCGGAGAGCGTTATTCTTTAAGAATGGAGCGTGAGGCGATTTCTGAACGAGCAAGAAAAGAAGAAATTTACAATGAAAAACAGCGAGTTTTGAAAACAATGGCCGCTAAAGACTCAGTTAAATCAAGCTTAAAAGATGCCTCATCTGCTCAATTCTCAGGTGATTTTCAAGGCAAGAACGATTCTGTTTGTGGTTATGTAAACGCCAAAAACAGCTTTGGAGCTTACGCTGGGAAAACAAGATATGTATCTGCAAATGGTGTCTCATCAATAGATGACGGAAGCGAGGGTTTTGCATCCAGATGGAATGATGCGTGCAGTAAATAACGTAATTATCAAACCCACCATCAGGTGGGTTTTTTGTTGGATGCATCGTTTGGGAAGTTTTTTTGAATGACCCTTTCAAGAGTATTTATCTTGGAATTGAGTTCCTTGATCCATTCTTGCATCTTCTCTGGAGACTGAATTTCTTCAGTTGTCGGGCTTCTCAGTTCATCAATATGAGGTGGAGTTACGTACTCTTCTAGAATTCTTACGATTTCAGAGTTGAGAGATCGTCCGTTTCTTTTTGCTATTTCCTGAAGCTTTTCCTTTAGCTCTGTTGGCATCCTGACGCCGTATGGGGCGATGTCTCTTACTTTCATATCAAATACCGTGAATATAAACCTTCTACACAATGTAAGCACAAAGCGTTTGACAATCTATGCTCACGATGTAAGATTTGTGTAGTCATTACACGATGAAGAGGAAATGAATCACGATGGAAAAGGTTAGAGATATCCCGCCAACAGGTATCAGATTTCCCGAATGGCTTAAGCAAGCATTAAAGGCGTCGGCTAGTAAGGAGTGCCGCTCCTTGAACGGGGAAGTGATTAAGCGATTGGAGAAAAGTTTGCGTGAAGAAGGTTTACTAAATGGTCATTAAAAACGACGAAGCCCCAACTACTTGCAATAGTCAGGGCCTCTTATCGAACAAATCCAGCATAGGAAATATCGACATGAATATTGTAGCAAAATCAGATCTGAACTTCCAAGGTAAAGCGATTGTTCCTGTCGCTGGCATGAGCGGAATTTGGCTTTCTTCTGCTGAAATTGCAAATGCTCTCCAGTACAAAAGCGCTAAGTCAGTAACCAACCTTTTTAACCAGAATGCAGACGAATTTACCAGCGGAATGACTCAGGTCATCGAATCAGTGACCTCAGGAAACTACCGCAAAAAGGTTCGCGTTTTCTCACTTCGCGGTGCTCACCTGATCGCAATGTTCGCCCGCACTGATGTAGCCAAAGAATTTCGCCGCTGGGTGCTGGACATCCTCGATCGCGAAGTGATGCATTCGCCGATTGCAAAGCAGTTCACTGATGAAGAAATTGTTGGCCTCTGCTACATGCAGTTATGGATGGAGAAAAGCCAGAAGGTATGCAAGAAACTCTACCCGGCGCTGAAACAAATTAATTCAGAAATGAGCGGGGATATCTTCGACATCGCAAACGAAACCCGTTACATGACGGAACGGAACAAGGAACTTCTCATGCGGGAATCGAAAAATCTGGACCAAAAGAATTCTATCGTAAGACGCGCCCAGCCAATGCTGGCGAAGTTGCGGGGAGAGGAATGGATTCATTGATCGCGCACAGGATGGCGCAAAGAAAAACCGCCAGTGTCAGCTGGCGGGTCATCGAAGTCTAACAACGTGTAGGAACGTATATGACTAAATTAACTGTAGCAAATCGCAGTGCTGTTGTCACGAAGATGTCAAGCCGTGAAATCGCGACTTTGACCGGGAAGCGCCACGATCACGTAATGGCTGACTGTCGTAAGATGTTCGAATCGCTCAATCTTCAATCTCCCGATTTTTCGGGAGATTACAAAGACAGTCGCGGTCGAACTTATCAGGAGTACTGGCTCGATCAGGATTTGACCATGACCTTGATGATGGGCTACAGCATCCCGCTTCGCCACAAGGTGGCAAAGCGTTGGCGTCAACTTGAAACGGGTGAGGTTCTGCCTCAAAAAAGCTCTTCATACCTGCCCGAGTATCGCCGTGCCCGCGCCATTAAGATGGAGGTGGAGGCAATGACCCTGGCACTGTCATACATGCCTAAGCTGAGTGACGTAGCCAGGCAGACCGCTATGGCCCGTGCAGTAAACGATGCGGCGGGGATTGAATTACTTCCCCTCCCTGAAGTTGAAGAGCATCTTCACACTGCTGGAGCTATTGCCGAAATGCTTGGCGTTACGGCTCAAAAGATTGGCCGTATTTCTAACAAGCATAATCTCAAAACTGAGCAATACGGAAAGTACGTTTGGGATAAAGCTAAACACTCGAATAAGCAGGTAGAAGCGTTTCGTTATAACGCAGAAGGTATCAAGGCACTTCGACACCTGATTCACGGCGCTGAAGTTGCTTAACAATCACGAAAATCGTGACACTTACAAACCTCGCTCCGGCGGGGTTTTTTATTGCCCGGAGATAAACAATGGCTGGCTCAGTTAGCGCTGGAAGCATCACCTATGAAGTAGATATTGATACTGCTCGCCTTATCCAGGGGCGGCGTGAAGTCGATGCCGCTCTTAATGGTATGAACGGCGGAATGGGTCGTCTGGAGGCCAGCGTTAACCGCACTGAGCGATCAATCGCCAACATGGATCGCTCCATGTCCAACCTAAGCGGCGTGGCGCGTGGGCTTATGGCCGCACTATCAGTACAGCAGGTTGCGAACTATGCGGATGCATGGACAACCCTGAATAACAAGCTGGCTAACGCCGTGCGGCCACAGGAGCAACTCGTTGATGTTACGTCTCGCGTATTTGAAATTACGCAGCAGACACGCAGCAGTCTCGATGCAACGGCAACACTATATGCCCGCCTGGAGCGCGGCACTCGTGAGTACAACACTTCAGCGGAAGATCTGGCTAAGCTTACGACCATCATTAACCAGGGCTTTGTGGTTTCTGGTGCCACAGCGCAAGAAGCAGAAAACGCGATTATCCAATTATCTCAGGGCATCGCCTCTGGCGCCCTGCGCGGTGAGGAATTTAACTCAGTAGCAGAACAGGGCAGCCGGTTGATGGTGGCGCTGGCTGATTCTCTTGGGGTCGGTATTGGTCAGCTTCGAGCCATGGCCGCTGAAGGCAAACTGACGACTGACGTAGTGGTAAATGGCCTTCTTTCACAGGGCGATGCGATCGGTAAAGAGTTTGCGAATACGGTCACCACAATCAGCCAGGCAATGCAGGTCGCTGGTAACAACATCACTAAATTCTTTGGCGAGAACGCTACAGTAAAATCCTTTGTCTCTGCATTTAACGATTCCATTGTTAGCGTAAGCGAAAATATGGATGCGCTGGCGGGAGTAATAACTATTGCTGCCGCCGTTCTGGGTGCTAGGTTTACAGGAGCGCTCGCAATAGCGACCGCAGAGAAAATTAAATCTGCCGCCGCAGCCAGACAACTGGCACTGGCTGACAACCAGTCGGCATCGTCCGCTGCTTTACAGGCCGCCGCCACACTGCGTAGCGCCGAAGTGGCAAAGGTCAGAGCGCTTGAGGAAGTAAGGCTGGCGCAGATGATGAAGGCTACGGCCTTTAGCGCCGCCAGCTTGACCGCTGCGGAGGAGGCTTTATCTGCTGCCCGAGTAGCTGCCGCCACAACGGTTGGTCAATACAATGCCGCACTTGCAGCAAACGCTGTTGCACAAGATGCCGCCGCCGCCGCAGCAACAAGAGCATCACTATCCGGCGGTATTTTACGCCGCGCTCTATCACTTGTAGGTGGCGCGCAAGGTGCTGCGATGCTGGCTGGAGCTGCCATTTATTATTTTTATCAGCGCGCCCAAGAGGCTCGGGATGAGGCCAATAAACTGGCCGATAGCGTCAATGAACTTGGTGCTAAATTCCAGAGCATGTCGCATGTCGAGCTGGCGGCTACGCTGGGGAAATTGAGCAGCAACTTGCCAGAGCTAAGCGATGCTGTTTCTGATGCGCAAAAAGCTTTCGACAAAGCCACAGCATCAGTCCAATTCCATCAAAGGGAAATTGAGAAATACGGCACAAATACCACAAGGGGGCGTCAGGCTGCGGAGGCGCTCGGTGGAGCACAAGATCGACTGGCAATAGCTACAGGGAATCTTGACGAGGCGAGTCGCAGATACAGCCAGACGTTAAGCGCTATCAATATTGGAAGGGCAATGCTTAGCGGTGAGTTCCGGCAGGGCATTGATCTTTTACGCCGAGACGGACAAGAGGCTGGTATTGCTGCCGGGATGATGAAGCAGCTTGGTGAGATGACTAACTTCGCCGCTAAGGCTAAGCAAAACTTCAACTCATCCAGCCTTAAAGTCGAGCGACCGAAAAATATCCAGGAATACCTCGACAAGCAACTTGAACAAATTGAGCTACAAAGCGAGTTCAACGACAAGAAGCGCGCCCAATTAAAGGCCGAGCAGGAACTCAGAGCTCTTGGCGGCACCGATGCAGATATTAACCTTGCGCGCGAGCGCGCTGGCGTTGAGTTCGACGCAGAGCAGGCCATTGCTAAACGAAGGAAAGAACAGCAGCAGGCAGAGCAGCAGAGCAAGCGATCTGCCACTGCAGCCGAATCAGACGCTCAGAAGGTTCAGAAGCTGAAAGAAGCATCCGAACTAGCTGCTGAATCCACCGAGCAGCTAAGTAGATCCAAGGCCATCCTCAATGCGCAAAACTCCCTTAGCAAAAATGCCAGTCCTGAGCTTATTAAGCAGGCAGGAGAGCATGCAGCTAAGGCTTGGGATACGGCGAACGCCATTAAAGCTCAGGCGGCGGCTGAGAAGCTACTCCCCGAAGCGCGGGAGAATACAAGTTATCAGGAGGATGTGCGCGATCTGGATACTGCTTTATCGGCTAAGAAAATTAGCCAGGAGCAGTACAACGAAACTATTGAACGACTCGAAGCGCAGCATCAATCAAACCTGGCAAAGATACGAGCTGATCAGGCGGTTTCGCCTCAGATGGATGCAGCAGGAACGGTTGACCCCATCCAGCAACTGGCTAACGAGCACACGCGAAAGCTTGAGCTCATCAAGCAGTTCGAAGCCAATAAAACCATTACTGAGGAACAGGCTATCGCATTGCGCAATGCTGCAAATACGCAGTATGAAAAACAGCGCGTTGAGGCGGGGTGGGAGATATACCGGAACCAAAGCCTGGCAAACGAGGCTGCTGCGGCCGCCTTTGATGGTTTCGCCAACAGCGCCAGTAATGCTCTAACCGGCATAATAACTGGCAGCATGGATGCGTCTGAGGCGCTTCGCTCTATTGGGAATACCGTGCTCAACGAAGTGATCAACACATTCGTTCAGATGGGTATTCAGCAGGCAAAATCCGCAATCATGGGCGGCGCCATCCAGGAGGGCGCTATCGCGTCCGTTACTGCTGCGCAAGTTGGCTCCCTTGCCACCACGACAGCAGCCAGCACAGCATCAGCAGCTACCACTACGGCAGCATGGACCCCAGCGGCACTGGTAGCCTCTATCGGTTCGTTTGGCGGCGCTGCGGCTATTGGCCTAGGCGCTCTGGTGGCCGCTCTTGCGGTAGGAAAGGGGTTGTCTGGGAAGCGCAAAAATGGCGGACCGGTATCTGCCGGGAGCATGTACCAGGTTGGTGAAGGGGGAATGCCTGAAATCTACCGGGCCAGCACGGGAAAGCAATACATGATCCCCGGCGATAACGGCAGCGTCATCAGCAATAAGGAGATTACTGGTGGTGGCGGGGTACAGTTCATCCTTAATGTGACCAACACCAACGGATCGCGCGTTGAAGCTGGAAACGCCTCTTATCAGGATGGCGCGATGATGGTGGATTTATTCATTGGTGACATGGAGACGGGAGGCCCAATGTCCTCAGCTATACAGTCTACTTTCGGGCTCAGCCGCAACGCTAACGGAGATTATTGATGGCAGACGTTAAATACCCGCCTTACCTGCCGCTCCCGCAGCGTGCCAACATGAACATGACGCAGGATACCAGCTTCCGGCAAAGCAACCCGGCAGTCGGTCCTGCGGTGTTCACGCCGATAACCACCGACCTGAAAACCACCTGGTCACTGACGTGGATTTTTACACTTCAGCAGGCCGAGCGGTTTAAGTCATGGTTGCGTCACCCTGATTACGGCAACAGGGGACAGGCGTGGTTTGATATCCCCATTGACCTTGGCGATAACCAGGGGGTGCAGGTTCAGGAGGTCCATTTCATTACGATGCCGGTACAGACCAGTAAAAACGGGCAAACCGTTACCTGGACGGCCAATATCATCTGTAACGGAATTAAGGACATCACTGAAACTTACGACGAGTGGATCATTAACGCGCCGCCGGATGCCGGGTACTGGTACGACTTACTTGTGACGGAGATTCTTCCAGATGCCAACTCTTAGGGAATGGAAAGAGCGCCGCCCGGCGTCAGACCTGAAACAGACAGTAGTTTTCAGTCACTCTTCTTTCGGAGTTGAGCGGCTGGTCAACAATCTGTTTCAGCCTGCCACTTTCGGCGGCGAACTGTATCAGCCGACCCGGTTCGATTTCACTGAGCCCGCGCAAGACGGGACCACAACGCTAAGCGCCACCATCACATTTGCAGCCTTGTCGCAGGACATCAAGCAGCGGCTGAAAGGCTGGCGCGGGGCGTCGCGAATGGAGCCAATTCTGTTTCGGTACGATATCTGGGAAAACATCGGCGATTCATCTCCGTTAAAAACCTACCAGTTGTACGTTCGTGATGTTTCAGCGGGTGCGGAGAACGTCACCCTGACCGTGGGTATGACCAATCCGCTCAGCGTGGCTAACCCCATCATTTACACCGTCAACGAGTATCCCGGCCTGAGTAATCTCTGATGACTAAAGAAGAATTTATCCGGAAGGTTAATGGCCTGCCGTGGGCTGATCGCGCCTGTAGTTTTGAGGCAGTGGATTGCTGGGGCCTTGTCGTTCTCTATTACCGCCACGTCCTGAGCGTGGAGGTTCACCAGACAACGGATTACGAAGCCGGCAAGAATTTCATCACCTGCTACGAAGGCGACCGGGTTTTCTGGCATCCTGGCGCGCGGAAAGATGGGCATATTGGCGTGTTTTATCGCGGGGGAGCACCTGATCACGTCGGCATCGTTATCGACGGCAATCAGATGCTGCATTCAAAGGGTGATGGCGGCAGTGTGCGGATCGACCCATTGCCGGTTTTAGAGCGAGCATTCACCAGGACGGAGTTTCTTCAGTATGGCAACGTTTGAAATACAGCGGCTTCCCGGCGCACCGAAGCAGCGCGGGCGATTGCAGCCCGGCCAGCGCATGGTTGACTGGCTGGATACCCAGAAGCTGCACAATAACCTTCAGTTGAAGCTCAACGGCAGGGTTCTTGATGATGATTTCGACCTTGGCTACCGATTCAGGCCTGGCGATTACCTGTCCGTGTTTGACCAGCCCATGAATATGGGCGGGATAAAGGACCTGGTTAAGCTGTCCGCTCCGTGGGAGGCAATCAACCCTATCCGGCTTACCAAAAAAGGGATGGCGGCCATCCAAAAAACAATGATGGGGGACATGAAGAAGACCCCGTCAATCGCAACCGGTGAATCGCCAAACAACGACCTGACAGGGCAGACGAATGTCGCCCGTCTTTATAAGGGGCGCCCGAACATTTACGGGCAGGTGCGCGCTTATCCTGACCTTATTCAGGAGGCTCTTTATGAATATCGCGACGATAACAAATTTATTACTGAGTGGTTTGAGGTTGGTTATGGGAAATACTCCATTTCATCCGTGCGATATTCAGAGTCGAATCTGGGAGCATTATCTGGTGCGAGTTACCGTATTTACCAGCCAGGCGAAACGATTGGAACCATTGACGTCGGATACCAGTTTGACGACATCGACAGTGAAGAAGTGCCTGGCCTTAATGAGTCAGATGACTACCCCGCGCAAACAGCCACGACCACATCGCCGGAATTAGTTTCATTGTCAGGCGGATTGCTAACGGTAAAAGTTGGTGCGAATGTCGATAACTTCTCGTTCTTTGCAGATTTGGGATTGCCACACCCTGTTAACTTCGTTATTAACGCGACGAAGTCTGGCACGCCGCAAAATGTTACCGGCACAGGAGACATTGTTAACTCCTACGATGAGTTTGACGCTAATGGCGACGTGTTCACCGCGTTTATAATAGGAAACATTGGCGGAGATGCTGCCTCACTTGGCCCTGGTGATGTCGTTAACCAGAACCTGATCACCATGACCGACAGTACACCTCTGGTCATTGGCCCATCCGTGTCGCCGATAGAGTCATCGCAATTATGGGTGCACGTTATGGTTCAGCTTGGGGCAACTTCGGGCACGGCCACGTATCGCATTAAATTCTGGAAGCTGGACGCCAACAGCAACCAGGTGCCCGGAAGCCTTGAGCAGTACGATTATTTTTTTGATAACGACTATGACGTAACGGCCCGTTACTTCAGAACGACGCACAAATTCACTCCTCACGCCGGGTCTGGAATATACGCAGTGACGATAGAGCGTCTGGACGACAGCAACGACGGAAACGTCGTAACGCTGATGGCAATTCACGCCGTAAACGTCCGCTACAACGTTGTCTATACTGACGACACGATCGTGACCGTAACGCTACGCGGCAGCAATGAGTCAAATGCCAACCGGGAGCAGAAATACAACATGCTGGCGCAGCGCAACACCATATCCTGGAGCCCGGCGACAGGTATTGATTACACGCTCAGGCCGTCACGCTCTTTCGCTGACGCTGTGCTGCATGAGTGGGTGATTGTCGCCAGGCAGGACCCTTCGCGGCTGGACCTGCACACACTCTATGCAATCGCCGGTTCGCTTCCCGATGCGCAACTCGGATATTTTGATTTCACTTTTTCCGATGCCAAACAGTCGTTAGGTGAGCGAATCCAGACTATCTGTAACGCTGCACGCGTGGATATCAACTGGATAGGGGATCTGCTGACCTTCTGGCGCGACGAGAAAGCGTCATACCCGGCGGCTGTGTTTGGCCGGAGCAACATGTTCTGGGACGAGTTTAAAATGGGGTACTCAATGAGTCTCCCTAACGGTTACGACGGCATTACGCTGGATTACACAAACCCGCAGACCAATGACAAAGAGTATATCTGGCTGGCGGTTAGTTCTGCGGGGGTTTCAGAGGTAACCGGCGCAACGCCTAATGCAATGACGATAAGTTTGTCAGGTTGTCGTAATGAGTTCCAGGCCCGGAATCGTGCATATCTTGAGGCTAACAGGCTGATTAACTCGCGGACCAGCATGACCGTTAAGGTGTTCGAAACCACTCAGGTTGTGCGCGGAGCGGTTGTGCAGTGCCCGGATATGTATGACAACGATCAGCAGACTGGTTACCTGAAAAGCCGGGCTGGTAATGTCTTTGAGACCTCAGAGCGCCTCAATTTCACGGGCGATATGTGGGTGGTGATGACGGACAGTCTGGGTAATTTCCATGGGCGGTACCGGGCATATCCGGTCGATGGAAATTCATCTGCATTTAGTGCAACGGCGGAGGCTTTCGACCTGAATATTTATGATGGCCGTACTGTGCAGACTCCTTCCCGATATTTTCTGGCTAACAGCAGCGACCTTAATTCAACGTTGTGGCGTGTCGAAACCTCAAAGCCAAACGGCGACGATACGCAGACGCTTTCATTAACTGAATATTCAGACGAAATATATCTGAACGATTAACACCTAATTTAAAACATTCCTGCTTCGGGTATATCCCGAGGCATGCTTATGCATATGCGAGACGATTATGGCCGATAAATATCTGAATATTCCGGTTCCAACTCCAACTAAAAAGCCAGTTCCCAGCCCTGATATTCGCGACCATGTCTTTGGCGGGGCGAAAATTGATGAATTTGTCACTTCTCTTCAGCGAGAATATGAAGACAGATTTGGCAAAAAACATTATACCATTGAAGGGCTGCGCTGGATTGCTCAACGCGCAATCGCCAACTTTGGTTATATCACTTTAAAAAGTTTTCAGGCTGGCGCTCCGCTACCTAATAACGAATTAACATTGCCAAATCAGGTACTACAGGACGAAACTGACGGAGAATATTACCGGTGGGACGGATCATTCCCCAAAGAGGTTCCATCTGGTTCAACTCCGGCATCCACAGGAGGGATAGGCATTGGCGCTTGGCTTAGCGTTGGCGATGCCTCATTGCGCTCCGATATGGCAAAGCCAGCCGGAACAAATTTAATAGGTGCAAAAAATGGCGAAACACTTTCCACAGTATTGGCTAACCGGTGGGTCAATTCGGGTGCAGACAGAAAAGAAATCCTTTTTGACTTACCTCTGATTTTTCCTGATTACGATGCAATTCTTGCCGCAAACCCAACGTGGACTTTTATCTACCCTGGCTCATTCACAATTGGTGATGATGACAAGATTTACATCCATTATGGCCCAAGTGATAACTCGTCAACCAAGCGGTTTGTCGTCGTGTACTCATCTTCAGGATCTTACTTGGGCTACCTACAGACTGACAGTGGTGGCACTGGTACTTTCAACTCTGCTGTGTCGGAGGGAATCATTGTCACCAGTTATTACGGTGGCCTGAAAATGTTCTTGGGCAGCTTCGACGGATTCCTGTTTGAGTACGACATTGCCTCTGTAGTTTACGGGTCATCCATCACCAAATCCGCGCAACATCAGGTTGGCCTCTATAACCAATTCTCATTCCTAAATGGTTTGTGGGCCGTCGAGCAGAATGCGCCATCGCTGGGGCAATATCGCCAGCGAAACGCCATTGCTTATTTCAATAGTGCCTTTGCCAACATCGGGCACACTCAGTTGAGCGTGTTCGACTCGGGCTATATCACCAGCACAACCACCCCATACGGCGAATTGATGACCAAACGGCAGGGGCTGTGTCTGGCACCTGGTGTCTTGCTTGGCTCTTTCGGTGGGGTATTCATTACTGGGACTACAACTGAAGCGCCAACGAATTACCAAGGCGTCAAGGCATTTTCCTGTGATGGAACAAAGATCCTGGAAACACTGGCGTCACCAACAAAATTTATTGCTGCACTGATCGCCAGCGGGAGAGGCTCAACCCGCATCGAAAACGAGGGAATTTGCTACCACAAAGGCCAGGTGTTCACTCTGTGGGTGGATACCGATAGGTCGCAAGCGTTTTCCGCTACTGGGGGGGTGCTAATCACCAAAGAATTCTCGATGACCCCGAACTTAGACCTTTCTGGCGCGGCAGTAGTACCACCTGGCTACAATCAGGAAAAAATGTCATCCGGAGTGTTTCCCAGGATTCTTGACGGTGCGGTTCTGAAAAATCCGATTACCGGTGCTGCAATGGCATCCATGTCTGATGTTATGGATTTTATGCAGTATTCAGGTCAGAAAAAGGTAGAGATTTACACTACTTCAACACCCCTGAATGATTTGAATGGCGTCTCCATTCCAATAGGGACAAAGGTTGTCATAACTACGCTGAATAATCTCACCTTTGATATCGAGACCACTTCGATTGACAGGGTGAAAACATATCGAGCATCGTTTAACAATCCAGGCTATACGGCAGATCTTGCTCTTGGGTGTGAAACAAGAATGATTAGATTAAACGGTTCCGATGACACTGGAACCGTCACGTTTAATCGAATTGTCGGCAGGACTAGAGGTAACACGGCTGAGGTTGATGCAAATCAGATACTCATTCTTGATCAACAGAATAACTCTTCGGCGCTTAGCGTTCTCACCATAGGTGGTGGGTCAGGATTATACCGCTCTGCATCCCTGATAAATTTCGCAACAAACCCAAGCATGACTGGGCTTGGTGGTACTACCAGGTGGAGGATGGATGAGACATCCCTCCGGCCATTTGCGGATAACGCATACAGTCTAGGTAATGGCAGTTTGCGACCTACTATCATCTATGCCGCTACCGGCACTATCAACACATCTGATGCCAGAGAGAAGACAGATCCGCTGCCAATCGATGACGCTGTGCTGGATGCGTGGGGGGACGTGCAGTTCATTACCTTCCAGTGGCTGGAAGCCATTAGGCAGAAGGGGGGGGAAGTGGCTCGCGAGCACTTCGGGGTTATTGCCCAGCATGTTCGTGATGCGTTCATCGCTCGCGGCTTGGATGGCACGCGCTATGGCTTGCTCTGCTATGACGAATGGGAAGATGTTTACGAGCCAGAATTAGCACTCCGTGAAAATCTGGATACAGGTGAACTGGAGGAGTACAGCACAGGCGAGATGACGCTGGTTATGTCGAAAGGAAATCGTTGGGGTATCCGGCCTGATCAGTGCCTGTTCTTGGAGGCCGCGTACCAGCGCCGCCGATGCGATCGCATTGAGGAAAGACTGGCCAGGCTGGAAGGAAATTAGAAATCCCAGCGCAGTGCATTAATAGGCGCGCCCGCATTGATCTCCAGACGGTTTAAAACTACTGTATACACATACAGTATAAATCGGAAGGAGGTCATCATGAGCGGTTTCCCATCCCCAGCCAAGGACTACGTTGAAACTCGGCTGTCTGTCGCATCGATATGCAATATCGACGCTAATTCTTTGGTCATAGAGACATCATCAGGCTATGCGGTTGTCGACAAGTCGGCGCGTCCAAAGAAGGGTGAGTACGTATTGATTAACTGGCTGGGCCGGAACTATTTCGCCAGGCCAGCAGGTAAATCGTTAATCACGGAAGATGGAGAGGCGATAGAGGGTGAGGCGCTCGACGAGGTTAACGTAATAGGCGTAGTGACGTGGCTGGTCAACCGAACGCGGGATGATGAAGCGCCGGTGATGTGA